CGCCAGGCGCACATCATCGGTGCTTGCAATACTCAAAAAGCCATTGCCAGCACGCGTTGTCTCGATGATGGTGACCACGTTGGCTGCGGGGTTTGCCACGGTGAAATCTGCATGTGCATTGATCGCGGTGAAGATATTGTCTGCAGTGGTATCATTGCTTTCGTTTGGCCGAAAACCGAGTGTCTCTGCCGGGGCGGAGCCGCTGACGGCCTCGCTTGTGAACGTCACGGTGCTGCCGTCAGACTTTGTGAGCTTCAACGTGGTGCCAACCGCGATGTTCACATAGTCGGTGGCAGTCACCGTTGCCGCACCGCTGATGCCGCCGATCTTGTGCCGATGCCAGGCGACAACCTGCTCCTCGCGGCGATAGGTCATGCCGGCCAGGATGCCATCGGCGCGGATGCCCCAGACAATGTTGTCGGGCTCCTGCTGGAAGGCCAGTTCCGACAATCCACCCTCGGTGATATGCTCCGAGAGGATCGTCAGATCCGGCGCAACGTAACTATCCGAATCGTAGTTGTATGTCAGCTCGCGTATTTTTCGCAGCGCACGCTGCAGGAACAGTACCGCGTTGCCGACCTGCACCGGCTGCATGTTGGCAGCGCCATAGGCGCTTTGCTGTTTAATCTGCGCATTGATTGGCGACAGGGGCTCGTCGGTGCCCGATGCGCGCACCGCAAACTCACCGCCCGAGGTTCCAACCAGGAGCGAACGCGAACTGCTTAAATATCTTATAACATTTACAAAATTACTTCCGATTTGGTAGGTCAGCGCGCTATCCGCATCGGTGCCTGGCGTGAAATTCTCGAAGTCCGCGCCGACCGAAAAGAATATCGTCTGGGGCTGGTTGCCGGTTGCCGCCAGAACCAGACGCTGCTCGTAAAACGTCACCGCCGCCGGATAGCTCGCGATATAAAAAGCACCAAGCCGCCATTCCTTATCCGCAACCAGCTTGCCGACAACCGTGATCGAGGAGCTGGCCGCTTCGGTGACGCAATCATCCGATGGCGATATCAGCATCGTGTCTTCCGAAACCGCGACAATCAGATAATCGCCGTTATTGGCGCTGGTGCCGGCACCGCTCACGGTGATCGTCATGCCTCTTTCGAAGCCCTCTTCGACAAACTGCTTCGCCGAATCGGTGATGCGGTCGTTATGCTCGAGGCCGGTCGCGCTCGGATCGCCCTCCACCAGGCCTATTGTGCTGGCGGTGTAGGCAGGCTCCAGCTCGGCTATGAAGTTCTCGTTTTCCTGCGCGGTGGCCGTGCAGTGCGTTGTGTCCGTCACAGCCGTGATCTTTGCAAAGCCGTGGTGCAGCTTGATCAGCCTGCCCACATCGACGGCGGCAGTGAAGCCATCGCCGGCATTGACGCCGGTAACCGCCGAGGCCGTGATGGTAATGCTCGAGCCTGTAGACGCCGAGGCCGTCATCGTAGTTGTCGTTGTGTTGACATCCAGGAACGGGCCTCGGGCGAAATCCACATCGGCAATCGTCCAGGCGGTGTGCGATGTCCTCGAGATCTTCCGCACCGGATGACTCGGATGCACCACATACATCACATCCGCCGACTGCGCGAATTTCAGATCGGGCAGCTGCGCAGTGGTGTAGGTGGTCGTTACCTCTACAGCCGATGCCGGCGAGCCGCTGGTGACCTGCCCGCCGTCCTTGAAAATCCGAAAACCATTATTGTAAAATTCCAAAATGTAGGCCTGCTCAACATTGAACTGGAAAGCGAGCAGCCGTGACTTGAGTTCGACCTGGCTGGTGACTGCCAAGCGCACTGCATCGGTGCTTTCGACAGCCAGAACGCCGTAGTCGAAAGACGCTGTCTCGGTGATGGTGACTACGTTGGCCGCAGGATTTGCCACAGTAAAATCCGCATGCGCATTGATTGCGGTGTAGATATTGTCTGCAGTAGTATCGTTGCTTTCGTTTGGCCTAAAACCGAGTGTCTCTGCAGGCGCGGAGCCGCTTGACGCCTCGCTCGTAAACGTCACAATGCCGCCGTCAGACTTTGTGAGCTTCAACGTAGTACCAACCGCGATGTTGGCATAGTCGGTGACGGTTACCGTTGCGGAACCACTGAAGCCGGTTTTACACAGGGCAACGAAGCGCGTACCTGGCCGGCGCGACACGCCGCCGTGCGGATGCACCAGGAAGTTTTCCAGCAGATTACAGCCGTTGTAATATTTTGAGAGGTCCGTGCGTCCACCCAGGCGCGGCGACAGCTCTCCCGCTGTAAAATTGCTGAATGCAAAATTGACTTTGGCCATCTCAGAGCCTTGAGTTCACCAGCACATCCGCCTGCAGCCCGCCTGGACTGGTGACGCCTGTCACCGCTCCCGGCGTGCCCTCGGTCGCATCGGTAAAGCGTGCCTCGCTCAATTTGGACTCGTACAGAGCATAGAGGTTTGCAGTCAGGCTGGTGGACTGCACCAGCGCGAACGCAACCTCCGAGGCCAGGCGTGCGGCGATGGCCTCGTTCAACAGCGAATCCCACTGGTTGGGATCGGTGACACGGGCGAGATAGACCAGATTGATCGCCGCCTCGTCCGACAGGATCTTGCGGCCCTCGACGCGGAACTCGATATCGAGATAGTCGAGCCGCATGACGCGGAGGCAATAGGGATCGGTGGGGAGGGTAAACTGGTAAGACCAGTCGAAGGCGGGGGCATCGGTATCGGCGGCGACGGCGGCCCTGGTGACCAGGCAGTTCCAGGGATGGGCGCGAAACACGGCATCGCGCACCGCATCGAAACGCTGGTTGGTGACACGCGCAGACTTGGTGTCTTCGGTGCGTGCGATGATGTTGGTCGCGCCGAGCATGTTGAGCGCGGAATTGATCGTTTCGACTTCACTCGCCATCGTCGGCTCCTAAAAATATCAGCAGAACTTTGCGCACGCCATCGTGAGGCGTGACGCGATGCTCCTCGTTCGAGCTGTAGATCAGTGCGCCGAGATATTCGCCGGCAACCTGATCGGGATCGCGGAACTGGAACTCACCGCCAGAGAACTGATCAGGCGGCGACAGCAGGACGCTGGCAGACCAACGGCACCACGGCATGTGGCCGCCATCGCCGGTGTCGAAGTGCCAGGGGTGGCCGTGGCGGTTGTCCTCGACGCGAGCATAGGCCTGGGGCACGATGGCCGCATTGGTCATCAGGCCCGTCACCCGCTCGACCAGCGTATTGGTCAGCGGCAGACTTCCGCATCTCAGGCCGGCGGCCTCGGCAGCCGTCAGCACATCAGGATAGAAGTGCCTGGCTATTTCTTTTTCTTCGCCCAGCTCGGACGGTTGGTCCGGGCGCGGATCTCATCGGCATCGGCAACAACCGCGCCGGCGGCGTTCAGAATTTGTTTCGGCTTCGCTTTTCTTGGCATCGTAATTCACCTATCAAAATTTCGGCCAGAGTAACCGGGAGGCGGCGGCAGCCGCCCCCCGGCACCCGGTTCAGTCAGTCAACCACATAGGTAATGATGAAGCCGATATCCCCAGCCACAGCTGTAGCAGCTGCCGCCTGGATCGTGAGGGACAGATAATACTGCCCGCCAGGATCGGAGGAATCGCCTGCATCTTCCCAGACGCGCTGGCCACAGACGTTTACGTCACGCACCTCGAACGCATACTCGGTGAAGGCGGTGGCCGCCTGGCCGAGCGTGATCGCGGTGGAGTAACAATCCTCGTCTTTGACTACAGGGGTGCTGGCCGTGGTGTACAGGCCAACATTGAAAGTCAAAGACGCGGAGCCTGAGTCCAGATCGTCCGATGCCAGTTTGATCGACGTGATCGAAGCGCCAACCGGCACGGGTGCAAGGTGAATGATATCGTTGTTGTCGATATCAGTCGTTGCCAATGCAATCGTACCTTGAGCGATTCTCGCCACGCCAGCCAACTGGTAACTGGGCGAAAAGACTTGTGGGCTCGCTATGAAATTGGAAACGAGCGTGCTATTTTTTGTCGTCATAACGCTACTCCTTTCCTATTCTGAACAGAGGATTTCGCAGACTTTCGCCTCTTCCATCCTCGTTGCGCCAAACGTAGCGCAGACGTAAATTTGAGTCGAATAACTCTTGTCTGCGCGCGGTTCAATTTTAGACATCAAGTCACGGCCCATCGCCAGTTTGATACCGTCCTCAGCCCACGCAAATACCTTGCGATAGGAGCTGGAGTCGGTTTCAAGCCGGGTCGAGGTTATGAACTTGAAGCCCAGGAACGTGTCGATTTCACCCTGAACAAGCGCCTTTCATACCAACTACGGCTTTCGCCGCCGGCCAGTGGCCGTTTGTGGTCTGGACTATCCCTTCATCTCGGAGAGATGCTGCCCGTCTAGTCTCTACACCTTCCGCTTGCGCGGCTTGGCTCGGGATTACCATTTTACAGGCTTCCCCGAATTTGAGCAGGTTTCGGCTGGATGTCGCCACCCAGCTAGGCAAAGTTAATTGACCGAATTATAATCTGCACTTGTCACCGTGGTGTTATTGAGCAGGTCTTCGATCTGCTCAGGTCCGACCGCGATAAATTTGGGTATCGATGGATCGACCGCGCCGTTATCGAAGACCTTGCGGGCTTCAACAAGTTTGGCAATGGTCAACCCAGCCGCCGGAGAACCGACGCTCACGCTGTTGGAGTTACTCGTCGAAGTTGACCCAGTTTTCCCGGTGTAGGCCGTACCTAGGGCCGCCGCGATAATTGAATCATCGATCGCACGGCCAATGGCGTAGGCCGAGGCGTTCGCATAACTACTCGTTGGATCGACAAGCATGGCGACCTTATCTGGATCGTCGATAAGCTT